ATCCTGTTTACCTCTTTCTCAGGGAGTTTAGTCTCCAGGATTCCCGGGGCGGTTCATCGCGCCCTCAACAATGAGTTTTGTGATGCGGTGCCTGGTGCCTCCAGGTGACGTTAACCAGTTAACAATTAACGCCGGATACAGAGAATCCACCCATAACACTGTTTTTGGTTTTAACTGTTCCGCGTGCGCTTAGCCGCATTCACCGCATCACAAAATTCACTTTAAAAAGGGCGGCAGAGCAGTCACGGAGTAAAACTGATACCGCCAAACGTCACCAGAAAATTGATAACAGAGGGCGTTGCAGCGGGGTTGTCACTTAAGCGTATGGTCAACCTGACAACCCGGTGTCCTCAAGGGGAAGGAATAACCCCGCCATACTTACCGCCGCGCCATTTCGCGGAGTGCCACAACCGGAAGCGCACGTTCGAAGAAATCTAACGACAAGCCTTCTAAGGGAAAGAGCTTCGCCGTACGCTTTCGCGTTATGCCCTGACTTTTCAGGGAAATATCCTTTCAGTAAACTGTCAGTACCGGATTCTTATCCGTGTCCGGCGCACGACCACACGTGACAGCGTGTTGGTCTCCATTTTTAACCCAGAACCTCAATGGAGGATAAAATGCCAAACAAAAAAAGAAATCCGCTTATTGAAAAACAGATTGAATGCCTGGTAAATCAACTCAGGCAATCAGGGTTATTAAAAACTCATTCAGAGTTGAGGCTCACAGAATCAGCATTCGACGATAAATTAAATAATGTCCTTTATAATGGCATTATTGATTTTAATCGTTCTGTTGGTCGCCGCGGCCCTGCTGGTGTTTCCTTATAATTACCAGTCAATCCAGAGTGGACCGTGTTCAGCGTAAATATAACTGTACACATCCAGATTATATTTGTGGTCTGTTAAGAACAGGCCGCAAATACATGCCGAAGCTTCCAGTGCAGCGGCTCTGTTACTGAATAACCATGTAGCAACATTCCAGCGTTTTTCTGCATCCCAGTCTTTCTCAAGGCCTGATACCATGAAGAAACCGTTAGTGTTGCCATCAAATAATTCTGTTTCCAAATTTTTAAGCAATGCCTGATGGACTCTTGCCAGGTATTCCGCCGGAATTTCGCCACGAATTCTGATGAGATTGTCATAAACAAACATGTTCCCCGCATATGGCGATTTTTCTTTCTTGTTTTTTAAACCAGCATCATGAGCAAACTGATCAATTTCTTCTTCCGTTGGTTTCGTATTGATGTTTTGCGCTGTCGTTTCTGCAATTTTATTTGCCACACTCTCTGAGTCGTGTTTATTTATAGACGCACAGAAATACAATCCGGTAAACGCATCGCGCACATTACGAGCCATATTATCAGTGTCTTTTTTCGTTACCGATTCCAATTCAAGTTCGTTCAGACGATGACGAAGTGTGTGTGCTGCAATCTCCTGGATTGAAGGAGGTAAATCTTTAAATTCCATCGTCAACCTCATCAGTCAGTGTTTCTGGCTAACCAGCGACGCGCGCCAGCTTCAGTTTTAAACGTTTTGCTTTTGGTATACGTCATCGCGGTGAACGTACCGTCCTGGTTGGGGAACACGCCACATACCAGAGATTCGTTGTTGCCAAGATTGAGCGTATCCATGTTGACCTCATTTGCCCTTAACGCCGGGGGGCGGAACTAAGACCTGTCGCACCGTTGTGCTTTGATGGGATATATTGTTCTCTTAAGATGAACATATGTCAACATTGTGAATGCGCAAGAGGCAAAAAAAACCGCCTTCCGGCGGTATTGTTTTGTAAAATAAAGAATTATTTTTGTCGCGTTATTGGGTCAACGTATTCTGAGTAAAATTCGGTCAGTTTTTGAAGGCGCATTTGAAAAGCTGCCAGCATATTTCTACGCTCTACAGGTGGCAGGTTTCTGTAAACATCAAGCAGGGCTTTCTCATCATCATCAAGCGCCTCTCTGTTTGTATCTTCTTTTCCTGTCAGTAGCCAGGAAAGGGAAACATTTGTCGCTTCTGCAATTTTGGCTGCGGAATCTTTACTGATTGTCCCTCTTTTTTTCCAGGCGTTGACTGATGAGCGTCCTACACCAGCGATGCGCGCTAAATCTGAACCGCTTAAATGATGCTGTTGCGAGATCGTATCTAACCTTTCTGCCAGCGGGGTGTCGTATTGCTTTTTTCTCATGTCCATTTAGCAATTATAACCGTTCAGTGAACACTAACAATTCCTCGTAGTGTTGACTTATGTTCTCTTTAAGTGAACAATGTTGTGGCTGATTGAATTGGAGGTTGTATGACAGCATTGGACAAGGCAATAAAGATTGCTGGTGGTATTCGTCCGCTAGGGCGTGCAATAGGGGCTTGGCCGTCTCAAATACACAAATGGGCAAATGAATACAATGGTCGAGTGCCGACAGGGGAGCGGGTTCGTCAAATTTATATTGCAACTGGGGTGACTCCTCATGAATTGCGACCAGATTTATATCCGAATCCAACCGACGGGTTGCCTGCTGGAGATAAGGCTAACACACAAAATACACCGGAGTTGATTCATGAAAATCAAGCATGAACACATCCGCATGGCGATGAATGCTTGGGCGTATCCGGACGGTGAGAAAGTACCTGCAGCTGAAATAGCTCGGGCTTATTTCGAACTGGGGATGACGTTCCCGGAACTTTACGACGACAGCCATCCGGAAGCCCTGGCCCGTAATACCCAGAAAATTTTCCGCTGGGTGGAGAAGGACACGTCTGATGCTATTGAAAAAATTCAGGCGTTGTTACCGGCGATCGAAAAGGCGATGCCGCCTTTGCTGGTGGCCCGTATGCGCAGTCACAGTTCTGAGTATTACCGGGAGATTGTCGAACGGCGAGATCGGCTGGTGAAGGATGTCGATGATTTTGTTGCGTCAGCGGTCGTTTTATATGACCAGATAAATCGCGGCGGCCCGGCAGGGAATGCTGTGGTGATGCACTAAAAGCACGGTGTTCGGGGGTTTTATGAGCAGCAAGCTTCATGGTCTTGTCTGGGAAGGGTGCGCCTTCACCGGCATGATCTTATCCAGGGTGGCAGTTATGGCCCGTCTTGCAGACTACAGCAATGACGAGGGCGTGTCATGGCCTGCTATTGAAACTATCCGGCGTCAGATCGGTGCAAGAAGTGAATCCACCGTTAAATCTGCTATTGCAGAACTGGCGAAAGAGGGCTGGCTGACGAAGGAAGAGCGTAAGGTCGGTGGGCGTAATGTAAGCAATATCTATCGGCTTAATGTGGAAAAACTTGAAGCAGCTGCAGCGGCGGCGCGTGAGGCATATAAACCAAAAAGAAAAATTAGCCTGGCAAAAAATGACCCGTCAAATATTGACCCCTCAACGGTTGGCCCGTCAAATTTTGATGGATCAACTGTTGATAAAAAACTGCCGATTAGGGGGGCGATGATTGACCCCGATCCGTCAGTATTAAAACCTGAACCGTCAGATAAAAGATCTTCTTGTCCGGACGTTTCACTGCCGGACGAAAAACAATCATCACCGGTTGAGCGATTTCTGGAGAAACACCCGGATGCGCATACCTGGAATGTCCCGAAGCGACAGTGGGGAACCCGGGAGGATTTGACGTGTGCACAGTGGATCTGGGGACGGGTTGTTGCGTTGTATGAACAGGCCGCCAGTGATGATGGGGAGGTATCACGCCCCAGAGAGCCTAACTGGACGACCTGGGCGAATGATGTGCGCATGATGCGTATGCTGGATGGACGTAGTCACCGACAGATTTGTGAAATGTTTGGGCGTGTTCAGCGGGATTCGTTCTGGGTAAAAAACATCATGAGTCCGGCAAAACTCCGGGAAAAATGGGATGAACTGGTTATTCGCCTGGGGCGTTCGCCCGCGCAGCGTTGCGTGAATCATATTTCTGAACCGGATACCGAAATTCCGCCTGGTTTCAGGGGGTAGCGCACCATGAAAAACATTACGTCAGGTGGTGTTCTGGCAAGAGTCAGCAGATTTGTGCCGCAGGATGCAATCCCTCCGTACCGTACGGTGGCGGAGTGGCGGGAATGGCAGCTTGCTGAAGGGCGTAAGCGAAGCGAGGAGGTTAATCGTCTGAATCATCAGACGCGGGTTGAAAAAATCATTAACCGCTCCGGTATCCAGCCGCTTCACCGGAAGTGTACGTTCGGTAACTACCGGGTGCAGAACGATGGTCAGCGCCATGCCCTGAGTCAGGCGAAATCCATTGCGGCAGAGCTGGAAGGCGGCTGTACGAATTTTGTTTTCAGTGGCAGGCCTGGCACAGGAAAAAACCACCTGGCGGCGGCTATTGGCAACCACCTTCTGGCGAAAGGTCGCAGTGTGATTGTGATAACAGTGGCGGATGTGATGCTGGCGTTACATGGCAGCTACGACAACAAAAACTCGGGCGAAAAATTTTTGCAGGGATTGTGTGGCGTTGACCTGCTGGTACTGGATGAAATTGGCATGCAACGGGATACGCGTAATGAGCAGGTCACGCTGAATCAGATTGTTGACCGCAGAACGGCATCGTTACTCAGTGTGGGGATGCTGACAAATCTTAACCATGCAGCGATGAATACACTTCTCGGCGAGCGGGTGATGGACCGCATGTCCATGAACGGTGGTCGCTGGGTGACGTTTAACTGGGAGAGCTGGCGTCCGAACGTCAGCCAGCACAGGAACTGAGAAGTAATTTTTATCCGGAGGAAGTTTTAATGGAAACCGTATTGCATGCACTGAAAGCGATGGGTAAAGCCAATTCTGTTGAACTGGCGGCGCGGCTTGATATCAGCCGTGAAGAAGTTCTCAACGAACTGTGGGAACTCAAAAAAAATGGCGTTGTTGATAAAACGGGTCACACCTGGTTTCTGGCTGGTGAAGGTGAATCCGGGGTAACCGAAGAACAGCCAGCACAGTCTGAAGTACCGGATGTGCTGACCGGGGAGGTCGAACAAAAAGTTACTGCGGACATGATGATTGAGTTTATCTGTCAGGATGGGGCTAAAACGTGTGAGGAACTGGCGGATAAGTTCGGTGTTAGCATTCGCAAGGTTGCTTCCACGTTGGCGGTCGTAACAGCAACGGGGAGCCTGGCACGCGTAAATCAGAACGGTAAATTTCGTTACTGCATACCGGGCGCTGATTTACCGGCAGAGCCGGAAGCTGCATCGGTAACGGAAACCGATGGTAAAGCCTTTCCTCAGCCAACAGGTGTTGCGTTACCAGTCCGGGAAGCGGAAACACAGGAAGAAATAAAAACTGAAAGTGTGGCGGTCACAGTGCAGTCACAGCCGTTGTTCACCAGAAAACATCCGGATGGTC